AAAGCAAATAACCAGGATAACGTATGTCGCTACCACAAGGGGGTTCAGCCCTCCGACATGTCTTACCATCCTGGTTACAGGCCGTGCAAAGATACAACAAATAGATACTGATGTCAACTAATCCCGCAGATATCCTTCAGATCAAACTTCGTGACTTCGTCCGCCGGGCCCCGAAGATTGCCGGCCGTTATGCCGTGCAGCAATTTCAGGATAATATCCGTCGACGGGGAGGAGTGCCGGTGGATGGTTCCCTGGATAAATTCCAGGAGCGTCGCTATGAGACCCAAAAACAACGAGGAAAGAAGATCCTGATGATTACCGGAAACCTGGTCGATTCGATCCGGATCATATCAACCGGTGCTAATAGTGTAATCGTTGGGATCTCGCAGGGGGATATCGCCAAATATGCCCGGATCCATTTGATGGGTGGCAAGATCACGGTCACACCTAAGATGAAGAAGTTTTTCTGGGCGATGTATTTTAATTCAGCGGGTAAGGTCAAAACTACAGAGAAAGGGGCGGTTCGAAAGACAAAGGCCAATGAGCAGCTCACCGGTGATGCATCCTTCTGGCGGAAAATGGCCCTTAAGCGTGTCGGATCCCAGATCACGATCCCTAAGCGGGAATTCATGCGTTTTACACCGGATATCGAAAAAGGGATCCTGCGGGAATTTCACTTTGAAATAGATAAGATCATACAAGATTTTAAACGTTAACTTATGGAACAGGTATTTATAGCCGTGCAGGCACAGCTTGTGTCAAAAGTCACCGAACTCAAATGGGTCGACCTGGATTTTCAACAGATTGATAGTTTTGAATTACGTCCACCGGTGCTCTTTCCCTGTGCCCTGATCGATGTGGAACTGCCGGAATGCCGGGATGAAGGGGAACTCCGGCAGATCTGCCGGTGCAGCGTTACGGTCCGGGTAGCCATGGAGCAGCTGGGGCAAACCCATGCCAAAACTCCTACCCTGGTTAAAACACAGGCAATGGCTGTCTATGCCTTAATTAATAAGATCCGTTCAACACTACATGGATTTCAGGGTGAGGGATTCAACCGGCTTCTTCTTAGAAGTATCACCGCTGAGCGCAGGGAAGATCCGCTGAAGGTATTTAACCTTCGCTTTGAATCATCCATGGTTGTGGATATTCCACAGAACTGGGTGGAGAAGAAGTTGGATCCGGTATTGGTTTATGTGCAGCAATAACGAAAAGACCCCGACCATGAGCCGGGGTCTTTTCGTTAAAGAGGCGATTAATGGAACTAATGAAGGCGTTAAAATTAAATAAAATTATAATTCCCTTAATAAGTCCACAGAAGGTAAATGATCCTCGATAATGACCATAATATAATATAGATCATCTGCATTGATCATTTGATTATTAGCTGCTTTTACAAGCCTGGTTAAGGCCGTAATCCGATTGGTTATTTCCTCACAATCCAGATCCGGAACAAGGAGCTTTATTTTCTTATTATCCTTGATAAGCATTATTCACCTCCTTTCTCAAACATTTTCAATTGGATAACTCTCTCATCTTCCTTTTGATTGAAGTATTTGATCCTTCGCTCTCTGATGTCGGCCTGTTCCTTACGGATGCGGGCCATACGCATGATGTACCCGGAATAGTTACCCGAAACTCTCCAGCGGTCATTCAGGTGACAGAATTCCTGGGGGTTCTTCCTCCGCCTGCCGTCCTTGCTTCCGCTGGTGGTAGAGCAGCCGATGCGGGCAAGAAACTCCAGGTAGTCATAATAAGGATGGCCGCTAATGATCACCCCGTGAAGGCCGAGAAGATCCGGGGCCACGGTCATAGAGTAGGATCCTTTGCGGCGGAGAGTTGGAAGTACTTCATTGGTTACCCATTTGCGGAACCGACGGGCTTCAGGTTTGTTGGAACGGAGAATCAATGTGTAAAGACCAGATTCATTAACGAACCAACTTCCTTTTTGCAAACGTAACCGAAGGATACGTTTCTCATCTTCGTCCAAACGTTTAACCAATTTCCTTGAATTCAAAATTGCGAGGATTTCACAGATGTCTTTCGCATCAAACCAAACTTGATCTTCGATTACAACTGTTCTTAATGGATTGTGTTCATCAAAGCTGAACACGATGGGCAGAATACTGCCTTGCTCTTTTTGGTGTAGCATTGTACCTTAATTTTGATAAATAAAAGAAGCCGGTCACTGCTACACCAATCAATGCGGGGCATTGAAAGAGCTCGGGACTTACACCCGTCTGCCGGCTTTTACTTGTTCTGTCTTTGGGAATTGGCCCCATGATATTGATTGGTATAGCGAGGCAAATATACAACAGAAAATATCAATAATTTAAAGAACAATTAAAATTTATTAACTTTGGGTGTTTAATAATTTATATATGCTTAGATCGGAAATCGAAAATTCATTGATAAATGAGCTTAACCTCAATGAAGGCACTCAGAAAGAATTAAAAAACTTTCTCAATGACAATGCCAAATTGTCGGATTTTGAATTTTATAAAAAACTTCATGAAACTTATCCCTGGATTGAAATGATGATTAAATTAAAAACCATTAAACAACTTTTCTGGATTAAAGCATTTTTAGCTTTTTTCACCATTCTCACAATTCTCGGAATTATTGGTTATTGGGTTAATTCTCATGGTCATTAATCAAAAAGATTTAACTGGCTTTTATCCGAATTAAGAGAGGCATTTAAGCATTGTTCCTTGATTTTGGAAAGCAGGGGGAGATTTTGTTTGATAATGCGCCAAACCCGGGTTTGTGATATAAAGAACTCTTTGGTCGACAGATCATTTAAAACATCATCCAGTCGTTTCCGATCGACCTCAGAGAGCTGATAAAATCGTAACAACAATTTTTCATTGCGCAGTAAGATGAGATTTTTATTTCGTCCCTTATGAGAAGAGGTTCGTTTAGCACAAGCATTCTTATTATATTTCTCACGCATGGATTATTTGGTTTGGCGATCGATCTCTGAAATAATAGTCCGCTTGATATTATCCTCATAAGGGAAGTTCTTTAGATCCATGGATTCAAGCATTGTCCAAAGGCCCCAGGCTTCAATCACATCGAGGCTTAGCGTAATTTTTGGTTTTAACATAAGCCGTTTGCGACGAAGTTTTTCATAAAGTTTATAGATAAGTAAAAATATCATTTGGGACTGAATAGTGGTTACCGGTCGTGCTAATAACCATGCTTCCATTATCCATGAGAACTTGACAAGGGTTTCCCGAGAGAGCATAATCTTGACCTTTTTCAGAATAACCTGACTCCTCTCGATGAAATCCCGCCTCGAATAGGATTTAAAGGCCGTTAATTGTTCCATAATTCGGCATTTAAATACGTTTCTGCGAACTTTTTCCGTGTACCTGAAGGAATGCTGCTGAAATATTTTGAGATGAACCAGAAGGCTCTTATACGATCTGTGGGGTTCATTCGCTCCCATTTAGAGAGAGCACGTTTACGCGAGGAGTTGATTTTATCATCATACTTATCCCAGAACATGTCGAAGGTGATATCCTGCTTGATTTCCGTGAGGGTCACATTGGCTGTCTTAAGTTTCTCGAGCTCGAGGATCTCCCGGGGCATATTTCTTAAAAGAAAGACTTGCTGACGTTCACCGAGCTCAGCCAGAATATTCATTTTATCCAATAGGCCAAGGTCATTGAATTGAAATTCGATATATCCGGTAAAGGCAATGGAAGTCAGGTGAAAGATTCGCATATCAGTTTAATTTAACAAGCCGTTCATACTTTGCCTTTTGCTGTTCTTTTACTCGCAATATAGCACGGACCCTCACGCAGGTCTGCTGGAGCTCCTTGAGCGACATTTCAAAGAGAAGCTTTCCGCTAACGCGTTTGTCCAGGAGAAATCGATTCACATGGCTCCAGTCATCCGCCGTGGCATAAACCCCATACCGGTTCAGCAGGTTCATCAGGATAGATCTCCAATGTTTCATATCCTGGTCCTCATAGTTCATCCGGTTCGCCCGCGTTTGTTCAAGCCTTTTAACCAGGTGATCCAGATCCTTATCTGTGAGTTCACTGGTATGATCGACCCCATAGCCTGCGAGAATGTGAGGCTTTGCCGATTCAATGCGCAAATTGCGAAGAAGAGCGTGCATTTTACGATATAACAGATTCCGGTCCATATTAATCGATAAAACCAATGAGTCTAAGAGAATATATATCTTTTATGATCATCCGTTCCTTACCACTGGAGGGATCAATCACTGGAGAGAGATCCGGATTCAAAATATGCATTAAGACCTTTTTCTGAAGCGACAATTCTGTGGTCTGATCTTTCGCCAAAACTTTCCCTGTTTGCTCACACAGCAGACACCGGACATAAAATCCTTTGTTTATTCCCATATTATGAAAGGGTTTTTAGTTGAGAGAAATCAGTGAAAATATCATCATAGAGTTTATACATTAATTCCGGCTCCTGGGCAACGGGCATAAAGACATAAACCTTCTTCCCGGCTCCTTTCATCCACCCGGCTTCCGTATGAGCTGATCGCCCGGAGGGTAATACCAAAAGACAGCATTCGGCCCATTTCATGGCCTCGAAATCTAATTGAAAGCCTTTTTGAGCGATCCGATGATCAAGGGCCATTTTATATATCTGCGGTTGCCATTCTTTCCATAGAGGATCTATTTCCGCCCAGCTAAATCCATGATTACCCGGTCGAGGATTGCGAAAGTCATAGACTTCATGCCCCTCTAACTTAAGGTCTATTATAATATTCGGATAAAATATATTTCTCCAGCTGGATGCAACATAAATTTTCATGCTAAGGAATGTTTAATATTAAGTTTTTTGAATCGTTTCATTACTGAGAAATTGTAGGATGGTCATATCCTTGATGGGGTGAAGATTAAATTCAATATTTCCACATTTTGGACACATTAAAACGAGGGAATCAGTTGCGCAGGGACTGGATCTGGAGATCTTCTCATGATCCGGGCCCATCCAAAGACATCGACTGCACTGAGTTTGATGTGAGCTATTTTCCATTATTATCCAAGGTTGCGTGAAATATGAGGTTCGGGAATAGGTGCAGGGCATTCATGTTGATATTTCTGTAGTTTTTCTTTCAATCGTTGATCCCGATCGCTGATTGGTTTTAACGGGATCCCATCCGGAATGCTGAATTCTCGCATGGGTATAGAACCATCGGGAGGATGATCATCAGATTGGGAAATATTCAAAGTTGGTTCTGACTTTTTATGATGCGTTTTATAATAATATTCGGAATAACAGGAATACTTACAAAATTTCTTACGTGAATCCGTTGTTTCAAACTGCGTTTGGCAGTTCAGACACTCCCGTTTAAATACTTCCTTCTTTAGCTTATGATAAAAACGCTGATTGCATAGAGAGCTGCAAAACTTCTTTTTTATGTTTTTAGTTTTAAACTCTTTACCACAACTAAAACAGGTAACAGTGAAAAACTCTTCTTCCTTGATCTCGGTTGGCCGTGGAGAACTATTTCCCATAGATACTTCAAGGGTTAATTCATCCATATGAATCCAATTGAGGATCTTGATTAGCTCCGGAAGCGCTCCGCTGATCACAATCTGAGTTTGAACCTGGGCCGACATGATTAAATGCTTGAGAAGTTCAAATCAATGAGTTTATAACTTCCATCCTCTTCACGCTTCCAGAGGCGGAAGTAGGTTTTGCTTCCGGGATGGCGAAGACCTTCGGAGAGGATATTCAGGGCTTCCTGGAACTTGGGATGATGGATCTTGGTGCGGTATTTCATCAGGGCAAATACCTTTTTGGCATCGATCTTTCCTCGGGTTGTGGAAAAGGCATCAATGACAAGATCCTTTACAAATTCAGTTTTAGAATCCAGGTTTTCACCCAGGAATGAGTCCAGCTTCTCTTTGGAAGCCTGAATGGCCAGGTCATCAAAGGTAACCCGATCCGAAATAGAGACTTCGATCTTGATCGAGCGGTCAAAGTTAAACCAGGTAAAATTCCCCTTGCCATCGGTTTTCGCTTTAAACTCCTCCATGGCTTTGCGGTATACCTCGCGGGAGAGTTTCTCGGTACGTTTCTTGAAGCTGATCAGCCGGGCATTGATTTGTTCAGCCTCTTTCAATAACGAAGCGCTATGGCGTTCCTTTAGGCGTGT